GATAGAAGCATAGTCGTCACCTTTTAGCCCATTAAAACTAGAATCATTAGTGGCTAGTACGTGCTTAAAGAAATTATCGTCAAATACAGAATTTAAACTAGGTACTTGGAATTCGATATTTTGGCTCACACCACCTACTTCGTCTACTCCTACATAAGCATTACATAGTAGAGGAATTACTCCTAATCGTGAAGTAAAGCCATTCTTTCCAATAATACTAATAGCAGTATTAGGAACTACATCGTCAATATTACTAGTAGAGGTAATCTGTAATCCAGAGTCTACAACTTGAGAAGAAGTGACATAGTAGTAGTCATCGGGCTTAGCTAATTCATAATTAGTTTGAAAGGCAGAAGGATATCCTGTAGTATCAGTATAACTATCCACTTGAAGATTAACACTAACAGAACCGTCAGAACTTCTTACTGGATAAGAGTCGATCTGTAAAATAGGCTCAGGCGGAGCAACTAATTGGCTAAAAGTATCGACGTAAGCAGTAGGGGTGTAATTAATAATGGTATCTGAGTCAGTATATACATTACTAACGTACTCTACGCCCGTAACCGTTACCTCTTCATCAGTATCTCTAGCGATTTTAGTTACTTTGAATAGTTTATCAGAGGTAGCAGTATAATGGTTGTCAGGGTTAACTTCCCCCAAAGCCCACAGGTCTCCAACCTGAGGAATAGTGTCCGCAGTAAAAGCAACGTTAGTAGTGCTATACTCTTTAGTATGTGGATTGAATTTTTGAATTACATTGAAACGACCAAAGTCTGCTCCTGCTTCTACATTACCTGTACTAGATAGGTCATAAAGTACATTACTTAATAGGTAAGAATCAACTCTATTATCTTTACCTTTAATTATTCTCAAGGCAAGAGGTAGAGTATTAGCAGTAAAGGTAGATGCAGTAATTGCGGGAGAAGTGAAATGCTCTACATAAACATTTTGTTCACTAACTACAGAATTAGCGGTTATTCTACCTCCAAAACCATACGCAACACCTTGAGTTTTCATTTGAACTGCAATTATGGCTCCTACAGGCAATTCAGAAGCTTCTGATCCTGTAGCAAAGGTAGCAAATCTTCTTAAATACTTACTAGCAGCTATAGAATATTGTCCGAATCGCATAGATTGACTTCTTCTATCTACTCCTTCTAAGTTAACAGAATCAACCTTTTCTATTTGATTCTGGTCTATAAGGGCGCGAGGGTCTTCTACTCTAATAGTTTCTCGTTTGTAATGATTAGTAGGATCGACAAAGGTTACGTCTATAGCGGATATGACGTCGCTTTCTTTACTACCGAATATAGTGAAAGAATCCTTAACTATATTAGTCTCATTAAATACTGCAATAGGTAGCTCATCAGGTAAATCCATATTTAGGATAATTTTACCTTTGTAGTATGTAGGAACTGCTCTAATGGTTGAAGTAACTTGATTTACTATGCTAATAACAGAAGCCTCACTAGCTATAATTAAGTTAGTTATGAAACGACGTTCTTTAATTTGTATCGAAGCGTTAAGCCCAGAAAGCTTATCTTTAACTCCTGTGTGCGTATTTCTAGCTTTGTGCTGATAAGTACTATTAGCGTAGCCATCTACACCAAGGTATTGTCCGGTAGTGATATCACAAGCGTCACAGTAAACTGCCGCTCTATAGAAATTATACTTATCTATATAGTCTTCAGAAATACCTAATCCATAAGACGTATTAGTTAATAAATCATATATAATCCATACAGGATTCTGCGTCCATGCATTTACAAAAGTACCGTCCCATACGCCTTCATACAGAACGGGATTAGCGTCTGTTAACACCACATCAGTGCCTGATTTTTGTAGGTAATATCCTGTAGTAGGATACCCACTATCCCCAGAATCCGCAATTTCTAGATATCTCCAATCTATATCACCGTTTTCAATAATAGGTTGATTAAAATTACTTGGAACTTTAACTACCAATCCTTTAACCATAGAAGTAAATGTAGGTATTGTCCCCGCGTACTCAGCATTAGAACGTATAGCATAGCCTATTAAGGCTGTTCTAGGATAGGCCATATCATCAAATTCAATCTCATCCCAGCCTTCAAAACTAATATCATCTCTGAAACGCGAAGATTCACTATCATCTGATATTTTTTCTACAGTAAACCTGTAACCTAGTGGGTCTTTTTTTTCATCAGGAATAACTATTAAGTTAGTAGTCTTATAAGGGGTATTAGTCTTGCCCGATATTACTTTCTCAGAGCTAGTAATAATATCTGTTCCAGTATTATCATATAAGGTTATCTTATAGGTTACGGTATGGTCTAAAATATCTCCCTTATCTGTAGTCTGTAATAGTACGTTAACTCTAAGTCTGAAAGATAAAGCATCCCACCCAGTAATACTAGTATTCTGTAAGGTAACAGCTGCACGAGGTATAGAAGATAAGTTACCCTTCTTTAACCTAACTGTAGAGGACATAGATTGTGGCGTAACTACCCTATCACCGAAAATACCTAAAGGTGCTTGATGTATAGTACCGTTTGTAGTCAATGATCTGAAGTTAGCTGCATCCTCGTTACCATCATCGTCAATAAGATCATCAATAAAACCGTCATTAAGTTCAATATCTATAGGACCATTAGGATTAATTCTATATAGAGGTCCTTCTCCTAAAGCCGTAGTTAAGAATAGGATATCAGTAGAAAATAAATTATTAGGTGTTTCGGTAGGAGCATATTGTGCACCACCACCACCTTTACCGCCGCCCTTGTTATGTACTTTAATCCCGTTAGCGATGTATGTATGATGTATGTCTACAGTGAAGTTAAATGTTTCCTGAGGAATTTCATCTGTTATAGACATTATGGGACAAGGATAGTTTTCTTCAGTAATTAGTGCGTCATCGACTTCTAAAGTACCAATCTCTACAAATTTATTATATTCATTCAATACCCAATGATTTGGAGTAACTAATAATTCAGTATCCCAAGCTTCTATTCTAATAACCTTATCATATTCATGGTAAAACGTATCTGTTACTAATCCTATAACAGATTGTCCTTCTGAGTTGAAAGACATAACTTCGTCCCCAGTAATAATATCTTCAATTAAGATATATCCTGTAGGTGTACTAATCTTAGTACCGCGAGCAAAGCAACCACCCTTTTCACCTGTGATTAAAATTTGTTTTGTCATATTAGTATGATATAAAGTCCCTAACTTCTACTTCTTCGTCTTTAGTATGGTGTATAGTCTCAAGGTAACCACTAATAAACTGTCCAGAAGCTCTAGTTAGTCCATAAATTAATGCTACAGGAGTTTGTGTGGAAGTAGTATTGGCTAAACTGCCAAATATATTATTATCTTTACGAGTTTCTGAATCCTTAGGAGTAGCTTCTTGTTTCTTTGGAGTTTTGGAGAATAATCTAGATACAAACCCTAAAGCTAAGTTAATTGCTACAGAAGTTAACATTTTACCTGCAATGCCTGCAAAAAATCCACCACTAGTGGCAGCAGGTGCTAAGGCCATCAGTCCAGGGCCAACACTGGCAAGAGCAGGAGCAGCAGAAAGGCCAAAACCACCTGTCATTACTCCTACAGCTACGATAGCAGCAATAGCTAAGAAAGTACCCGTATTACCGCCAGCACCATAAACCATAGGAACTAAATATAATTCTTTATGTTTAGATGTTATTTTATTAAGTAACATATGATCACGAGTAACTGGGTCTTTATTGATATCATAGAAAGCAATATTTTCAGGATTCCCAGATACTTCAATAGTGTTCATGTACTTACGCATTTTAGGAAATTGGTTAGTTAATGCACTAATAACGTCAGAAAAATCTGCCGCTTTAAAAGTCATGGTAGCTAAGTTATTAGTATATTCTCGAAGAGTCGAGTGTACCTTAATAGTTACTTGCATAAATGTTCTTCCCTAAATTCATCGAATAGTAGTAAATTGTTTTTCTGATCGACCCAGTACATAAAGTACATATTGTATCCTACTATAAATTTGTACTGAGAGTGTACTGCTCCTAATTTATCTCCATCACTTGGATAGGGAAAATCCTCGTCAGGGTGAGAATGAAATATTCCCCAACAGTTTTCGTCATATTCTATTAGTATCTTTGGGTCTAGTACAAAAGTATTTTCAGGATCAATACTTAAATTTTTAGCTCGTACATACTCGAAGTTATTAGTTATGATACCACAGCATTCTTTAGGATTTTCCTCATATGCGTGCGCTTTCATATCTGTTATTAGTTGTTCATACCTGCCCATTTATATACCTTGTTTGTGTACTGTTTATAGTGCCGCCCATAAGGGGCTATCCACGATTTATGCCCTGCCATAGTATGTAGAATCTTATCTTTTTCTATGTACATAGCACAATGATTCATTACGTTAGCTGATCCAAGAGTCATTAAAATAACAGAATAAAGCTCTGGTTCTTCAATCTCTTCCCACCCCCATTCAGGTAGTAGGTCAAAAGGACTTTTGTGAAGCACTGTGTACCAATGCTCATCAACGACTTTGCAAAAGTCTCCGGTTTTGTAGGGGATATCTATACCTAGTTCTTCTCTATAAAGATAGGTAATAAGGTTGAAGCAATCAATGCCCTTCTCAGGACTAAATCCAAGGTGATAATAGGGTAGCCCTATATATTTATCATACCATTTCATTGCTTCTATATACGAGATGAACACTATCAATCCAAGACGTTATGTAATCAATCATCACATAAGAATCCTGTTGAACGTGTATAAATCTCCCCCCTCCAATACACATGCCAAAATGAAAAGGTCTTCCACTTCGGGACTTAAACACTATTACATCATATTCTCGTGCTTTTGTCAAACTTACTTTCTTAGCATATTGGGTTGCCCACTCATCAATTTTCTCAAAAGTGACCTTCTTAATCCACGCTCTACCCATATTAGCCTTACCTTCAGGAAAATCTAGTATCTTCCATAAAGTGTCAAAATGAGTTATGCCTAGTTCTTCTTTGTATATTTGATCTATAAGTGAAATACAGTTAATGCCCATATAGTCATGTTTGTACTCCATATATTTACGATATTTGTTCATACCAATCTCTTAATTCTGGAAAAGTTTTTGAAAAATCTGAATTTCTTTTTTCATCCAAATTCATATTATAAGCTTTAAATGCTTTCGAAAGATAAGATAGATCCTCAGCTTCCATGAACTTAATCCAATCCATCATGCTATCAGCTGTTTCAGGATCGACCACTCCTTTGAAAGTAGATAAAAATCTTTCGTACATACTTCTAGCCAATACTTTTTTATCTTTTGATAAAATTTGTATTGATTGAAAATTAGGGTTTATCTGAGTAGTTCCATGTATATAAAGATTATGTGTTTTACCCCACATGACTAATTTTGGCATACTGAATAATGAATACACATTAACTACAGAACTAATAGTTTTGATCCTGCTACCGTATGTTTCACATCCTTTGTTAAAAGTGTCCCAATCGAAACCTGTTCTTATATATTCAGAAACTTCTTTATACCCATCACAGCTAGGCCATATAGTAACTTCATCAAATTTATCCCACATACTGATAAAGTCTTTAGTGTCAGGAAGTATACTAAGATTGGTGTTGTAAGTCAAACGTAGTTTGGTAAAGTTATTATCAATTAACCAATTCAATAATTTTAGATGTCCCTTAGCCATTAAGGGCTCTCCTCCTGCAAAATATATTTCCACAACGTGAGGTAATATCTTAGGTAAATCATTCCATAATACTTCATTATCCGACCAATTATCAATTAATACTTCTTTACGTCCTAATTCTTGTGCCCATCTAGTAGATATCTCAGGACCACACATTCTACATTTAAAATTACATATGTTACTAAATCGTATATCTATATACTTAGGCATTTGTAAAGGCACATTTTGAAGATAATCATAATCTTTCCAACGATTATTGACCTCCATTCTAGGACTCACGCTACTAGCTTCTTTACTGTAACAAATAGATTCACATTGCGGAGGTACTCCGCCATCTAGGAAGGTCTCCCTAACATTTTGATATTCTTCACTTTTCCATACAGAAATAGGAGACTCCGAAGAGTCTCCTAAGTTATAAGTAGTTTTATCTATAGAACCCTCAGAAAAGCAACAAACTTTATATTTGCCTTGTATGTTTCCATGCATATGAATCCATGGTAGGATGCAACCTTTAATCATCAGTAAATTTGTTACTTTTATTCATATTTTCTTCTGCCGTCATTATTTGAAGGAATACTAGCGTGGAATTGTTCTTCCGGTTCCCCTAAACGCTCCAAAGTGAATAGTATTATTTCTAAGTTCACAAGCTGTAAAAGACTTAGCACACTCATCTTTATCAACAGTAGTTGATTGGTTATTGACATCATAAGAATCAGAAGGTGCAGTCTTATCTGTAGTTCCAGGAATGGAACCCCCATCTGGGCCAGGATACTGACACTCTTCACCTTTATATTTCCATTGGCAAGTGTTCTTATAATACTTACGTTTAGGTAAAGTATTTTTAAAGTATTGTAACCAGCTAACTAAACGAAAGGAAGCTACTACGCCATTGAGAGAATTTAGTCCGTCAATTCGGAATACATCAAGTATGTAAGCTTCTGGATCAGCCTGCAAATTAGTAATAAGTAACTTGTCTCCAATCCCAACACTTAAACTGTTATCCGTAATAACTAAGCTATTATCTTCAATAGATAGAATAGTAGCAGTATTACCCATATCTGCATTAGAAGTCAGTACGTCTCCGACCCTATAAGGAAGATTAGTATATACTTCATATACGTTAGACGCAGGAGCGCCTCTTATAGTACTGTACTCAGGCCAGTAATCTAGGAAATTAGCGAAGGTAGATTTGATTTCTACTACACCACCAACTAAATCTCGGGAGTCAATCTTGTTCTGAATCCAAGCAGAAGAGTCTTCACTATTCATAGATAAGGCTTGAGCATATATAACAGCGGCATTATCTCTACCATAGATAGTGTTTACCAAGTCTACATCATAGTTTAGCCCATTAGAGCGTGCTCTAGATAGTGCTGCTGTATGTTCAGAATCTATGTAAGTAGTACCTGTTGGAACGGTTCTAGGATCGATACCTGTAACTACTTCACCCTGTACAGTTGCGTATACCGTATTAGATACATTACCTACTAGAAAAGGATTTTCTACTAGAACTGTGATTAAGTTATCATAATTAAATACGTCAATACTTGTTTCTTCAATCTCTCCTTGGGTTCCTGAGTTAATAGACCCACTATTAATAGGATATGCTGAGAAATTTACGCCACCAAGTTCGACGTTATAGGATAGATCGGATATTTGATCGCCTCTAACTTCGGCTAAACGTAAAGGAAAGTCATTAGGCCAAGCTCTGCCGTCACCTGAATGGGTTGGATTATCTTGAGAATTAGGAGGATACCACTCGCCAGGGTAGTAGATAGAGTATAATCTTACTAAAGGGCTTTGGGTAAAGGAGTTCATAGCAGCAATGAAATTGCTTGAGGTCTGATCGCTAATAGTAGATATTGCAGTTGTAGTCGTATTACCTAAAGATAGGTTAGAAGCACTAAAAGCATGGGCCTGTAAATTACCAGTTTCTAATCGTATATCTATAGTATTACCTGTAGGATATAGAAATTCTGGTTTTAATACTATAGTATCATAATTATAAGTCTGATTAGATACTACACCCGCAACATTAACTGAGTACTCTCTAGTAGTATTATCAGTGAATACGTACATTTCAGGGTTAAGAGCGATAGTATTAACAAAAACAGATATATAACTTTTATTAGGCACAGACTGTGTTAATCCATATACGTTAGTAGTACCGTCTGCAGCGTTACTCTGAGTAACTATAACATTGGAAGTGTTAATAGTGTTACTATGAATAGCTTCCCCTGTAGTAAAGTGTTGTATACTATTGTTAATTTTAACTTTTAAAGTATTATCCGTAGCGTTAACATTAGCTATTACGCCTACAGTTCCAGAACTGTTTCCCAAAATTACTTTATTATTACGGAAGTCAGATGAATCTGTTACAGTTAGGATTACATCATAAGTTCTAGTACCCATATTAGTCGTATGCCTCTTTTAATTTAAATGATATTGTATAAAAGTTGTTGATTTTTTCTGGTCCACCAGAGAATACTTGACTGATAGATAACGCTCCATCAAATTTCACACTCATAGTGCCAGTTTCATTAAGATGGGTTAAGTCTAATAGAAAAGTCTCAAAGCTACCATATCGTGCTTTAAAGAAATCTTCGATAGCAGTCTTCTCTATCCCAGTAACATTAGTATATTTTAGAGTGTAATCTCTCTTCACTCTTCTACTTCTTAATCTAGTTTTTTCATAACCAGCTTCACTAACTTGGCTAATAACATCAAACATCTGACCTCCAGAATAACCTTTATCAGGCTTTCTATCAATCATACTAGTAATTCTATCAACAGTCTCTGCGCCTGGATTAATTACTCTTATTGTTAATGTGTCTTGGTCAGAAAGGGGTTCGTTATAGTTAGTAAACGCGTGAACAGGAGGAATAAATGCTTCGGTGTGAATAGCCTTACTTGCTACATAACGTAAACTATCAATATTACCGTTCATATATTTTGAACTCTCAGCTTGAGTACCTATACTAACATTTCCGGTAGGCGCTAGTCCAATAGAACCTACTTGTGTTTGCCCTAGTGCTCCATTAACAAATAAATAAATATTAGTGCCGTCGTTAGTAACTTCATAGTGATTATAAGCACCTGCGGCTACTGCGGTGTTTTGAATATTAATTACCTCTGCACCTGACTCTACTACTGTATACATGATTGAATCATTAGCTGCTTTCTCTAATAAAGTATAATTATTACCATCAGTTCCATGATAGTATAGTGCTTCTGCTGTACCTGTGGCGTCAAAAGAAGCATACATTTGTAAGTTAAAAGGTGCTGAGTATACAAAATCAGCAGAATCAGCCATAGATACAAAATCCCCTGTACCATCTAATACAAGACTAGATAATCCATACTTCTTAGAAGCAGTTGCTAGAGCAGCATTACCATGAAATCCTATAGTATGGGTAGTGCCCTGCCAACTATTATCAGTAGTCGTGACTGCTGCATCTGCACCATTAAAATTAAGTAATAACTTTGTTCCATCTTTTTCGCCAATAGTAATACCTTGGTATCCTAAATCTCTAGAACTTGTAGAAGTAATTGCCGCATTAACTGCTGGGTAGTCATAAGAACCTTGATTTTGTTGTACACCGCTGACAAATACCATCAGGTCTTCTTTTCTACCAGTAGTAGCACCATCTGGGAGACTAAATGTTTCCATTACTCCATTAGTAGAATAAGTATTTCCATTTACTACACTAACAACATTACTATAATCTTCGACTAATAGTTGAGGAAACTTTCTTACTGCTGTATACCTAGAAGGTAAAGACAGAGTCTTTAAAGTTAGATTAGCAGCATTAGGGGCAGTAAAGAAATCTAAAGTAGCTCCACTATTAGACAGTGAGTAAGAATTACTAAGTTGGCTAATTCCTTCTGCAAAAGTAACTACTTCACCTATATGGCTAACTATACTAGGTAGGTTAAAAACAGTAGTAGTAGTTGTATTAGTGTAAGTTACGTCAGCTACTATTGAAAAAGCAGTCGATGAAATTGTTGCATCATCAGGATAAGTTGCAGTCATTATGCGTTTCCTCTCATGCCCTGACTAATTGGGCCATTATTTCTAATATCGGTAAGAATGATATCAACAACCATTTGGTTACCGTCAAATCTTATTTTAGGTTGACCTTCTGTTTCTTGAGCAGTACCATTATTGGTAACATTAATACTAACATTATTCCCCCTCATACCGGAAGCACCTAATGCATTCATGTTATTTAAGGCATTAGTGCCTATACTTTTAGCCGCATGTTTACGTAATACAAATTCTCCAGGCTCTAGCATAGCCGCATGTCTATCTCGTAGAGATTTACCGCCAGTAGCCATATGAGGAACAGTTCCTCCATTAGCAAGGTATAAACCAGCACCTAAACCGCCAATAGAGGTCCCAAAGAATCCTGCTGCGCTTGATGCTGAGGACATTGCTCCTCCACCAAATAAGCTGCCTAAAGATCCTGCACCGCTGGCTCCACCAGAAAATAAACCACCAAAACCAGAGAATAAACTCCCTAAGCCCCCTCCGCCTCCTCCGCCACTAAACATAGTAGAAATACCACTAAATAAGTCGCCTAATACATCACCAACACCACTAAAGATATCCATGATTCCATCACCTAATTTAGAAAATTGATCTTTTACTTTCTCAAAGAAACCGCCGGTAGCACCATCTTCTCCTGTAAATTTACCTACTTCTTTACATAGGCCCTCTGTCTTACTTGCTAAATCTGTAGGATCGCCTGCTAGTAGCCCTCCCGCAGCCTTATCTGCATCTTTAACATAAAAAGGCTTAGCAGCGGAACCATCCGGCTTAACTATATCAATGCCGAATAAGCTACCAATCTGTTCTCCTACGAAGTCCTTAACAGGGTCTACGACTGTTGCTTGAAATACTGTTTTTTGTATATCTTGTACCATAGTACGGGCGAAGTCTTTTAACCCCTCTTTGAAATTGTCCATAGTAAGGGTGCCCTCAACAAATGCTGCATTTAGTTCAGTAAGTCCTTTACCTATACCGTCTTTAATAGTAGTAGTAACGTTAGCTAAGGTTTTTAACCATATATCATTGTTTATATTAGCTAATTGTCTAACAGCCGTAACTTCTTGCTGCTTTAAAGCAATTTCTCTATCTATAGCGAGTATCTCGGCAGCTAAATCAGCTTTAGCGTTTTCGCTATCATTTGCTTGGGTAGCTAATAAATTCAACCTTTCTTGGGCCACTATTCCTATGTCAGCCACTCTATTAGCATTAGCTCTGGCTATAACTAGAGCACTTAAAGTTTTTCTTTCATCTTGTAGCTTATCAAGCCTAGCGAGCGCCTCAATGTTTCTGCCCTCTATTTCCGAATCTAATGTTCCTTTTATTTTGTTATCCTTTATAAAGTTAGAAACAAATTCTTTTTTACCCAGGCCCTGACCATCTAATGCAAATTCTTGTCCAGCAGAGTGTGTTAATAGTACTTCTTCTAATCTAATAAGAAACCTATTAAATACCTTAGCTTCTTCTCCCACTATTCCTAATCTTTCTTTAATTAGGGCTAGTTCAAAATCATCTTCATCTTTTTTAATTTTTTGTAACATAGCTACTTTTGCTACTTCTGCAAGACCTAATTTTTTATTCTCAGCAGCTTCTCTATCAAATTGTGCTAGTTTTTCTGCTGCTTCGGCTACTCGACTTTTTTCTATCTCCACCATTAACGCAACTAGCCCTGCTTTATTACTTTGTAATTGTGTAAGTTCAGACTGGTTAGCCCTAACCCCTTCTTGATCCCTACTAGAGTCGGAGAAAAAAGGAGATAAAGTTCCTGTCATTCTATTAGAGCGGGCACTATTAGCATTACTAAGTG